TACGCCGCCCTCTATGTTGGCTACATCTGCGGCTGAAGGAGAAGGAACAGCGCCTTCTGGAGCCACTGGAGCGGCTGGAATAGCCTCTAGGAAGGTCTTGGGTAACTCGTATGCTCTGATGATTTCTTCTTTTATTTTTTCTGGTGGTACGCCTAGACCTTGTAGTGTTGGTAGTAAACTTAAAAGATTTTGTTTTCTTATTGCATCTGATAGTGGAGTGCTTCCTTGGTCTAATGCGTTTACACGGAACTTGCCTTCCAAATCTGCTGGTGTAATTACTTTGCCTTCGCCTTCTACATTTAGTACGGCTTTTTCACCATCTTCTGCAAGTAGAACCAATGTTCTTAAATAAACAATGATTATATTTTCCATTGAGTTATCACGTTCTCTTGCTAGCTTACCAATTTCAGAAGCAGAATACTGAGCCAATGCTGTAATTTCTGTAGCAGTAGCTTTGGTTGCTTCTCCTCTAGCAAATGGAGCAAGTGAAGATCCTCTATTAATATCTGACTCGATTGCGCCAAGATATCTATCAAAGTTAGATGAGATTGGCTCAACACCAATTGGCATTATAATTCCTGACAAGGTATCTGAATCTACGCCTATCATAGCACCGTCAACACCAGCAGTAATCTTAGCTAAAGCTTCTTCATCAACCATACCTTCTCTGTAAAGGTACTGTCTGCTATCTCTTCTAACTGCGTTTGCCCAGTATGTTCTTAAAATATTTTTTTCATAAAACTGGTCGTAAAGTCTTGCTAGTGAAGATAAACCTTCCATTGGTTTAGATGGTGACCTGCTGTAAAAAAGAGGAACGATTGGAGCGAGTGGCTGATCATTATATGTTCTAACAGGAATTTCTGAGCGTAAAATTATTCCATCACCATTCTTGTAGGATGGTGACCAGTAATAAACTTCGTTGTGTAGTAGGTCGTATAGCTCAACAATTTCTATGTAAAGATAATCATCTGGTAAATCGTTATAGTCTTGCTTTGTGTAGCTTACTGGACCGCCGCCTTCATCAAAGTAATTTTCTTTAGGTACAGCAACAAACTTTTTTGCACCAAATTTTCTTTTTGCTTCTACCATGTTTAGATAGTAAGTGTGTCCAATGAATCTTTGATCAGAAATAGCTGTTGCATCTCTGTCTAAGATTACTTCCCAACAAGGGATTGCTCTTATTGTTACTTTATCTAGCATTTCATCTGATTCAACTGGGCTCAATTTAAGCGCAGAAAACTGGTAAATAAGTGCTAGTCTGCTAGCAATCTCTAGCTGCTCTCTCTGATTATAAAGAAATCTATTTGCTGCTGCTTGAGCTAGCTTTGGATCTCCACCAGTAGCAGCGATATCTGCACCGATAACAACAGATGGTGTCTTGGAGAAAAGAGAAGAAATATAGCTTTCTATAAAACCATATGCATCTGCAGTCTCAACTCTAATCATTGTTGCATCGTATTCTTCTTCCTTCCAGAATTTAGACTCGTATGCATTTTTATATTTTTTTAATTCTCCAGCCTTACCTTTCCAATATTCTTTGTGGTCGGAGAAGATAATTCTTATAAATTTCTGTATGTCGTCGTTATTTCTAGCCATATTTCCGCGTCCTCATAATAGTGTATTAGTCAAGTGGTTAATAGCGTCTTTTTTGCCCTATAGCAGCACCTGTATTTTGTATTGTTCTTGATACCTGCTTTGCACCAATCCAGTTTGGTAGGAATGGTTTTACTTTTAATGTAACAGATTTTAAGCAAACATAAGATAATGCCATTGCTAAAGCAGAGTCAGCATGTGAATCCATATTATCTGGAATCTCTACAGATCCTTTATCTGTTAACTGTAGGGCCCTTAGCTCTTGATAAGTAATCATATCTATTGTTCTGATATAACCATCCTGGATTACTCCTTTTAAGTTTTCAAACATTTCAGTTTTTGATTTAGATGTAGTTAACCAGTCTTTACCATCTTGCTGCCAAATATTGTAGTATCCAAGATGTCTTAATTCATTTAGAACAACGTTACCAAAGTTGTTAGATTCTACCAAAACAAGTGCTTTATTATAATCTGTAGCAATTTCTTGTATGCGTTTAGCTAGCCCAGTTGGCACAATTAATTTAGATCTATAAATGGCAACGCAATTATATGTTTTTTTACTAACAACATAAATTACAGAATAGTCTCTATTTACACCAGCAGCAACGTCAACCCCTATTGAATAAACGTCATCTTTATCTGGCCTACAAAAGACATTCCATTCTATTGGCTCTACAGGAACAATATCTAACTCGCCAAAGTCTTCTTGCTTAAAATAAACATTTCCTGTCTGACTGTAGGCATCATCAATATCTGCAGGAAATTCTCTTTTAAATTTATACCAAGGAAAGAAAAGCGCATTCCATTTTGCTTCGCCTCTTAGCCACTTTATCCACTCTTGATGTAGAGCATCATTAAAATAATTTGCTGTGCTTTCTATTACAAGCTGTCCATTGTTTAAAGCATTTAGTGCCGTTGCTTTTAATTCTTCTGGATTTGGTGAGAATGCATACTCAGACATATGAAGATAAGAACATGTAAATGAACGGATACCACCTTCAGCACCGGCAGACACAGCTATTATTTTTGCGCCAGAATCCTTAAACTTTAATTCTGTTGTGTTGCTTACTTCCAATTCTTTTTGTAGGAATTTTGGAAGATTATCATAGAATATTTTATGCATTGTCAACAGATGCTTAGAGCTTGCTAACTTATGTGAAAGAATAGCAAATGTGGTTGGTTCTTTGCTAACATAAGTCTTCCAAAAGAAATAAGCAGCAACAATCGTGCTACTTCCAATCTGACGACCTTTAAGGATCAAGGTCTCTCCGCCAGTTTCCAAGGCTTTTATTATTTCTATTTGTTCATTATTTGGTTGTAGCTGAATTAACTTGCCAGCTTTATCTATAATTTTTAGCCGCTTAATAAATTCAACAGGATTAGACAAAACCCTTTCTAGTTCTGCTTTAGTTTTTGCCATCATCAATTCTCCAATGAGCCATTCAAATATTCTTGTAGCATATCATCTAAAGCTTCTTCTTCAGAAGTATTTGGTTTTAACTCTTCAACAACGGTTTTAGAAAACTTGTCAACCATTTTATTTACTTCTTCTAGCTTGGCTTCACCGGCAACATACTGATTAATAGTATGTTGCAAGGCCAACTTTAAGCCGCTATTTCCATTTGCGGCTCTAACCCATTTTCTTAACTTTACTATATAATTTACCGGCCTAGGCATCTTTACTCCATGTAGTAATGGTACATTTTTGGTACATGCTACATAGTAGTACTAAAAGTAAAGTGGTATTTTTACATCAATTTTTTTATTTCTATAATAGCTCTTTTTAATTCTTGATGCATAAATTGTTTAGTTACTTTTCTAGATTTACCCATCTGTTCTAAAGTCATTCCTTCAAAGAAATATTCCAACAAAAGATTCTTATATCTATCCGGCAAAGATTCAATTGCAGCCCAAACATTTAAGTCAGGCTCTTCTTTGGCTGTACCGTCTATTATTTCAATGATCTTATTTTCAGGGTTTTCTATATTATTACGATCAAGAATGTAGTTATCAAATCCTACAGATGCATATCTCCAGGCGTCCGATGAAATTGACTTTACAGACTTGATTCTTTTTGTTGGCATTTTCTCTCCTTGTTGGTTTATTTTAAAGTCTAGCAGAACTAAGCCCAAGATGCGGCCCCTACATTTACTACTCAGGGCCAAAGAAAATGGAAAGTAGTAGTGGTAGAGCAAAAAAAAATTATTTTTTTTTAATTTTTTTCTGTACAAGGTGCAAAAAGTTGTAGAAATCTACTACTTTGGCAGTATAATGTATGGAGAGGCGATGATGAGGGTAAAAAATGCGGTCATAAGGCGAGCTAAGGAATCTACAAAGGGCATGATAAAATCTTATTTATCTAGATGGAATAAGCTAGGAATAATATTCGCACACTTTGGTTGGGATGAAGAAGACTTTCTACAGGAATTTATGATTCATTTAATTTCTCACAATAAAGGTTCTACACAAAATTGGAGAGATAAATGGAATGCTGAAGGCATAGATTGGGAAGATATCGGAACCCAAAAATCTTTTAGAGCCTGGACAAAAAGAGAAATGAAATCTTTTGTTGGTAGACTTTACTATAGAGAAATACTTAGGTCAAAGAATTCTGACGAAATTATCGCTGGTGATGATTGGTCTGAAGAAATAGAATTGGAGGTTGATGAAATGAATAAAGTTGAATCTAAAAGTTCTTTATCAATTATTTGCAAATGGATTGAAGAAGAAGCAACAGAAAGAGAAAAGTTTATATTTAATTACAATTTAGAACTAGTTGAAGCTGTTTGGGATGATGGAAGAATTTCTAATTATCCAGAAGGTTCAGTATCCAAAAAAACCTTCTACTCACATAGAGATGCGTTAGCAAAAAAACTTAAACTAATTATAGGAGAGGTGTGATATGATTAAGAGGGCAATAGAAAATTACTCTGTAGATGAACTAGGAAACGTTTATTCAAGAACAGGAAGGCTACTAAAATGCAGCACTAATGCTGTAGGATATAGACAATTATTTGTTTGGAAGAATTGTAAGCTACAAAGAACCTATCTAATACATAGATTAGTTTGGCAGGCTTTTAAAGGAGAAATTCCAGAAGGTCTAGAAATAGATCATATTGATGGAAATAAATCTAACAACAGATTGGACAATCTAAGATTGGTAACTCATCAACACAATACTTTTAATTCTAAATGCAAGGGTTATTCTTTTTGCAAAAGAACTAAAAAATGGATGGCAAGAATAGGTTGTAATGGAAAACTTTATCATTTAGGTGTATTCAATACAGAGGAAGAAGCATCAAAAGCTTATCAAGATAAAAAAGCCCAATTACACATAATAGTTGAAGTAGATAGAGGTTAAAATGCAAAATAATTTAGAAGAAAAAATAGACAAAATAATTACAGAACTAGAAATCATTATAAAAAGAGTGAGGTCACTGCGAGATGGTGCAGCACTAAAAATTGAAGAATTAGAAAGCTTACAAAGCAGATTGTCAATCGAAGATGATATTCCTCCGCTTTATGATGATGTCTACTGCATAAAAAAATAATTAAAAAAATATCTTCAAAAATGCACAATTTCTGCTAATATAGTATCATATAGTGTCAGATGCCAATTCCGGTGTCTGACACAACAATAAAACATATTGTTTGTTATCTGTATGATCAGTAATTAGCAAGTTATCACCCATTCAATAATCAACTCATCCCTCTAAATAAAAAGCCCCTGGAGAAATGCCAGGGGTTTTTTATTACATATTTTTTAGATATTATTTCCTAGACTTATCGCCTACACAGCCCCATTTCTTACGGCTTAGATTGTTTGGCGTATTAGGATCGTTCTGCTGATCTTCCGGCAAACGCCTTTTAATTCCCGCTGACCTTGCACAGTAAGAATCGGCTCTCTTGCTGCCTTTTGGCGCGATGCGATAGCCCTTAGCACCATAGCTAATTTTTTTCGTTCTGCCTGTATCTGGATCTTCTACGACCTTAACAGATTTTTTACCTTCTGCTGGCTCAGCCATTTTTCCTCCTAGTGATTTGTATATGAGGGTAGTCTTTAAATTTTTTCCACTGACCACCCCATTCGATATCCCAGTCTTCCTTTTCTTCCATATCTTCCCAAGTACCTAAGATATGTTCTCCAATTTCTGTAAATGATTTTATATCATCCCAGTCAAGAGGAAAAGGGCAGAAGTCAAAAGCTTGTGATGGAAGTTTGTTATGTTTGCTTGTTGGAAATTTTAGCTGACTATTGCCAGATTTAAAAGCAGCATCTTGTTCGGCTTTGTTTCTATGACCGCAGATTATTGTAAAATCTTTTGGGCTTGTTGCTAAAGCTTTGTGAGCAAGCTTCTGTAAGGCTTCTTCGCAAGTAGATAGATTAGACATGCTACGTTTTCCAAACTTAAACATTATCTTTCCTTTATGATAGAATGTTTAATTTCACTAACGTCATCTTCTACTTTTTCTAAACGTCTGCTCATCACTTCAACAGCATCAACAAATACTTTTCTGTTAGCTCTACTTTCTGTTATAAAGCCGTCCATCACTTTTTGCTGGGCGGGAAGAAGATATTTAACAAGAAAATACCCAAACATAACCATACAAAGCATAGCAACAACAACGCCTGAAGCCGGTCCCGAAATCGCACTAAGTACAAGACTAAGTGTTCCAGCATCTATCATTTGTCCTTACCTGCGTCTAGCATAGCTCTTACAATTGGCCTACAAACAGAAACTATAGGTGATGTTGCGCTTGCCTCATCATAGCTAAGAAGGATTTCATCCCATTCTGCATCAGTAAAAGTAACGGAAATTCTTATGCCTGGTTCGTAACCATCTTCTATATTTTGATATTCGCCACGATTAATTGAATCTATTTTCATAAAATCTCCTTAAGATAGTTTGGTTACAACGTATTTTATTCTTACAGAAAACGCTCCACCTGTAGGAGTAACTGTACCGTTTGAGCTAAGAAATATTCCTAAGCTTAATTGGCTAGTTGTTGCAATGTTCCACTGTCCACCATCTAATCTGTTGCCTACTGCACCGCCTGGTGTCGCAGAATATCCAGTAAACATAGTTCCAGCCTTATACATTGTATTTGTAGGTCCACCGCTAAATGCAGCAGTTCCTACACCTCTTACCATATTCGCAACAGTAGCAACAGCACCAAGGTTATCAGCTCCCCAACCACCAACACCTGGAGTTCCAACAGAAGATGTTAAGCAATAAATACCGCTTCCTCTAAGGTTTCCCAATACTGTGCTTGTAGGGTTTTGTATAACAGAAGTACAAACCAAATAGTTTCTTGCGGCACCTGTACTTATTTGATCTATTGTTACATTTAAAGTAAATGTATCTCCGGCAAGAACTGGTGAACCATCGGCATATTGTAATAATTTATGCCACTTTGGACCAGTAAAGTTTGCACCAGATATTATAGAATATGTTTCGTTTGCTACACCAATTGAGTTGGTATTAAAAGTATGTACATCTGTTGAGCTATTATAAGAATAACTAGAAAGTGCTACACCTGCTGTATCAGTAAAGGTATAAGAACCTCCGTTTAAATCACCCAAAGACTGTATTTGTGATGTAGCTGGACCAGCTACAGTTATTACAGTTGGTGCAGCAGAAGCGT